AATTGTTGAAGAGAAGATGCAGACTACTACAGAAAATATGTTTCTGAAGCCAATTTCGCATCCTTCAGAAAATCCCAACTTTTTTGTACCTATGAAGTTTGATGACAGTTCAACAGACTCCTCTGTTCCATCCATTCCACGCCCAAAATCACGAACTGGCAGTAAAAGAAAACTGTCAAAGAAGAAGAATGGGCGTTCTGTCGTAGAACAAGTGCATGAGCAAATTAAGAAATCAAAAACACCAATGTTAGAATGTTCCGAAGTCGAGCTCAAATTGACGAAATTTGAAGAGTCGCTCGGTCTATTTCCTGGTGAATTTTACTTCTTTAATCTGTGGGATGTACGAATTCTTCGAGAGAACAGTACAGTACAACTCAAATATGAATCGCGAAGCGATACCATCAGCCGCATCTTTATCGCTTTAGGGTATGATAAAGAACGACCAATTCCTGTCCCATTGACCATTAATTTCAACTATCGAGGAATGAATGAAGTGTTTCAGTGGAAAGATATAATTGGTCGTGATAGCAAATATGTGTTACATGCCGTTGCTGGAACTGAATTCGCAAAATTTGTCCCACGAGGCGATAGTAAAGCTTTTAGATTTGATCACCATGGTGCCACTATTAATGAAGTTAATAAGATACGGCAATGTGTGAATCACCGTCGCACAGACAAAGCCCCAATGGCTCCGGATGTTCTGCGACGGGCTTTTTCGACAAGCATAGCTAATGCCACGTGGAGTTCTTGTATTTTTGAGTTGGCTGGAACGGAAATTGTGAAATCAATCGTTAATGCTGTGAACACATACGATTTTAAAATGTCATGTGATTTGCATAATGCGATTAAAAATCCCATTGCGACATCTGGTACGCAAAAACTGTTTCGACGCTATGTAAAATATGCCGTCCCAATGATTGGAACGTCATTAGCTGTTTTGACGTATCAGAAACCACAAATCCTGGGATCATTACGACATGTCAATAAGTATTTTCTATGTGGAACCGCAGTGGCATTGACATTAACTTTGCCCCCGGTTCAGCGGAAAATTACTAAGGTTGTATATGATGTCGTACATGCTTTTTCACAATTAGGACATGGAATAGTATCAAAAGTCAAACCAGGTTCTAGAGTGTTGCTCGGCGAGCAACAACTCGAAAAATCACACTCCATCAAAGCCCTGTTTTCATATATACCTATGTCGATTAGTTTTCCATCTAATAATATAACTAATCTACATAATGCTATAATGAACAGGCAAATGAAAATGAATCCACTCATTTCAGATGATGCAATGGACCATTTCATATCATATTGCGAAGATCACACAAGGACAGTGATTCGCCCTTCCATTACGAAGTTACTACCATTTCGCGACTGGTTGGAAACGCGACAATGGCCTTCGTATAAGAAAGCGATGGTTGATAGAGATTATGATGGAATATGTGACTGGACCACTCGAAGATCAACATTTCTCAAAAGAGAGATATGTTTAACTGATGCATCCAAACCTGCTCGTGTTATAAACGCAACAACCAATGACATACAATGTCGC